CCTGGATGACGATCATCTTGCTCGCCCCGGCGGGGAAACGCATGAGCTTGACGATGCCCGGGTCGTGCTGGCGCTGGAGCGCCTCGAGGGCGGCCGTCTTGCCGATCTGGGAGTCGCCCCATACGGCGCCAATGGTGCGGTATTGCCAGGCGAGGGTGGCGATGTCCCATATATCGCTGGCGGTGTCGGTCTTGACGAACAGGGGCGCGTCGCCGGCCTGGCGCGTCTTGCAGGCTTCGAGCCATGCAGTGATACGTTCGGCGACCTCTTCGAGGTTGCCGTCGTAGCGCCCGCGGCACAGTTTATCGACGTTGCGGACATGCAGTTTGATGGAGGTGGAGACGTCGCTGATCGTGAGCTCGTTGGCGCGGGCGTAGTGATACATGGCGCGGACGGTGTTGCGGATGTCCTCGGGCATCGACTCCGTGCCGCGGATGACGTGATCTGTTGAGAACGGCCAGTTGTTGTTGTGCGTCATGCTTGGTCTCCTGGGTGTGTGTGCGTGAACAGTTCGGAGAGCCCGGCGGCGGGCGCGATGGGCGCCCCGGCGGCCTCTGCATCGGTCTCGTCGTCTGCGCTGTCCTCCTGGGTGTTGTGCTTCCGCGGCACGAGCTCGGTGATCGAGCCCTGTGTGTGGCGGGCTCGCTCCGCCGTGGCGGCGTCGTGCTCGGCCTGCTCCTGTGCGTCGTGTATGGGGTTGCGGCCGGTGATGAGGGTGACGTCGTGCTCGGCATCCTCGTAGAGCTTCTCGATCCGCTGGTCGGCGAGCGGCGCCAGGCGCTTGAGCTCGCGCTGTTTCACGGAGTTGAGGATCTTGAGATTGTCGAGCAGCGCCTCGCGGTCCAGCCGGCTGCCGGCGACGAGGACGGGGGCGATGCCGACGAAGCGCTGGTCGGGCGTCGAGACGTAGGCTTCGCGGCCGGTGAAGGGGTTGATGTGGATCAGCCACTTGGATCCGCGGGGCAGGACCTGCTTGCGGCCGTCCAGGGTCCGGACGATGGCTGCCACGGGGTAGCGCCGGTTCGGCACGTACTTATCCTTTATATAGAGAGTGTCGTCCTCCTTGACGCTCTCCACGTCGCCGAGCTCCAGGCCGAGGATCTCGGGGACCGCCGCCTGCGGCAGCCGGACCAGCTCGCAGGACTCGCGGCACTTCTCGGCCGCCGCGCGGGGGGACATCACCTGCATGTCGCTGAACTTGCCGGGGTCGCTGCGGATGATCTGCCGGAGATGCTCGGCCACCTGCGGATCCATTTCATCCAGCAGGGACTCCGGCTTCCAGGCGTCCCCCGTGTGCAGGCGCCAGACGGGCGTGACGAACCCGCACTCGTCGAACCCCTCGAGGTGATGGTCGTGCCGGTCCTCGATCCGGTCGTAGACGAGCTGAACGGCCTCCATATACTTGTAGTAGGGGGGGAACACGCCGCGGATGTGCTCGATCAGGTCCGGCCGTTCACGGCAGAGAGCGTGACAGATCGTCATGAGCTGCTTGTCGTGCCGCACGCGCCGCCCCAGATCCTCCGGCGCGTGCTCGGGATCCGCGCCCTTCTGCCCGGGAAGCATGGCGAGCTCGTTCTTGACCAGGTTCCAGCCCGACTCCACTGCCGCCTTGAACTGGAAGTTGCCGCGCCCGCGCCCGCCGTAGAGGCCGCGCGCCAGGGGGATGTCCACGATGCCGCCGGCCTCGAACTGGATCTTGTCCTCGCCGGCCCACTTGTTGCAGGTCTCGACCAGGTCGTCGGCGAGCCTGGCCGTGCCGCGCTCGCCGACCACCAACAGCCCGTCAGGATGGTAGCCCTTGTTGCAGAGCACGTCCGCCATGAGGTACCGCGTGAACACGTCGCGCAGATGCTCCTTGGTGCCGTCGTGGCGCTCGCGTACCGGCTTGGCGCCCCGCGAGTAGGTCGTGCCGGTCAGCAACTCGAGTGCCCGGATCTCGACCACGATCTGCGGTTCCCGGTTGCCGAGCAGGCGGACCTTGGCATCGTGGAACATATCGTCCATCACCAGCACCCGCCCGAACGGGAGCGTCACCCGGGAGGTCGGGATGGACGGCAGCAGCGAATGCGCCGCGCCCATGCCGATGCGTGCCGCGGTCTGCTCGTAGCGGTCCGGCGCCCGGTGGTAGAGGTTCCGCCGGCTCCACCCGTGGGGATAGCAACGGTCGATCGAGTAGGGGCAGCGATCCGGGGGTGTCATGTGCCGGTTGCGATGGTCAAACGTCCAGATCCCCCGCCAGTCCGTCTCGTAGCCGGGGATGACGCGCCCGGCACACAGGTGCTCCCGAAACAGGGCGCGGTATGCCGCTGCCGTCTTGCGCTGGGACGTCTCGCAGAGCGGCTTCCAGCATAGCTCGACGAACGACTCAAACTCGTTGGCCGCGTTGGTCTCGCTCAAGTAGCGGTCGCGCCAACGTTTGCGCAACAGACCCGGCCAGCCATCCCTCTTGACCAGGGCGAGCTTGGTGTAGATCGTCGGCTGGCTGATGCGCGCCCTGTCGCCGTACTCCGCCACCAGGATATCGACCATCTCCCCCTTGTTGTCCGCCCGGCCGAACCGGGACAGGACCTCGCACCAGAGCTGGACGCGTGCACGTTCCGCGACCGGGGCAACCTCCGCCAGCCACGCGCGGTCCTGTGGTGTGATGTGGATCAAGTCGCTCATAGGTGGCTATCCCTTCACTTGCTTCAGGGCGTCCAGACAGTCCTTGAGATCCAGCCGGTAATGGGTGTAGGCCGTGCGCGCCTCCTCAATGACCTCCATCGGCAGGTACGCCTGGCGCTTGCTTTCGAGGAGGTACTTGCGCAGCCGACTGATCGGTTCCGCCATGTCGTTGGCAATCTCCCGGAGGTCCGCCATCGCCATATCGCGGCGGTGGGCTTCCGGGTTGGCCCATTGCTGGGAGCGCGTCTTGCCGCCGCCGTGATCGCCGCCGGGATTGTGGGGGGGCTTCAGAATCCCCCAGTCGAAGTAGAGCTGCTTTAGAGATTTCTCTCCGACCAACTGACTTACCGCGCGGGCCACGGCGCGTGTCCTGACATCCTCAAGATCCTCCGGGTCAATCGCGGCCAATACGTCGATCGAGCGTTGAGCAGGCAAATTCCCAACTGTTGGGAATTTGCCTGCCCCGAGCAATTTGCGGGCAATATCGCACTTGGGGTCCTGGGCAATGAGGAGTCGAACACGTTGATCCATCTCCCTGGCTAGGGCGATGTAGTTGTCCGCCGTGCTGCTGCTGATACCGCGCTCTTTCGCCAAGCGCTTCTTCCATGCGGTGAACCCCTTGCCGTGCCCCAGCGCCGCCTTCTTCTGGAGCATCACGGCTCCGGCAATGGCAGCACAGAGGACCGAGCCATGGGCCAGGCGTTTCGACACATCGTACAGGTAGGCCACCCGCTCCGCGTATTCATCCCGCGTTTGCTCTACAGGCAACACTTCCGGCTCCTGCACCAGCGGAAGTCCCTTCTTCTCCTCGACCGCCTTCCATCCCTTCTCGGGTGCATAGTTGTCGAGGGCGTTCTGGAGCGCGCGCTCGTCGCTGCCGGGCTCGAGGCGGGGGCTCTTGACCCGGTGCTGGGCGCCTGTCTTGCTGATCCGCGCGACGATGTAGACGGCCGGCTCCCCTATGCCGCGGCAGACTTCCACGCGCTTGCCATTCGTGTCGACGTATATCGCGCCCCTACTCATGCCGGCACCGCCTCTCTGACCGTGCTGTTCAGGCGGGCGGCGAGCTCGTCGACGCCCACGTGGTGTTCGGCCGGCATGTGGCCGTAGTACTCGGCGGGGATGTCGGCGGCCGCGTGCACCAGGTGCGCGACGGCGGTGTCCATCTTCGGGTCCTGCGTCTCGTCCCGGATTCGCCCGAGATGCGAGATGGCGTCACACAGAGCGGTCACGCCCTGGGCAGCGTGGGCCGCCAGCGGTTGCGAGTCTCGTCGTTGCGTCATTTGGGCGTGTCTCCTGTTGTTGAATTGCCGGTTGCCCATGGGTTATGCTTCGTTGTCTGAATGGACGAATAGCGATGACAAACGCATCTGAGTCAGATCGTGCACCACTGCGGGAGTTGGACTGGCGCAAGTTCGCGATCGTGCTCGCCGAGCACGCCGCAATGATCCCCTACGCGGAAGAACCCGAAACGGTGGTATATGGTATGGGACCGGAAGAGGATGCTCGGGCCGAAGGCCAGGTGCTTGATTACGAAGAGCAAGTGAGCAGCGAAGTAGACGAAGCCATAGGAACGCTCTTCGGACGAAAAAAGTGGCCTCGGAAGCGATCGCTCGTAAGGTGGGCTGCCACGCGTAGATGTGAGTTTGTGGCGGAACGCATGCGTGAGTGGTCCAGAGTGCCCAGTCCTCTGCTAATGGCCGTGCGGTGCACACCCGAGACCAGGATCTCTGCAATGGCCGTGTGGCTGCTGACCGACTACTACAAGCGCGTCCGACATATGCATGAATCTCCCGGACCGTTCTATATGGGTCGGTGAGAACGCGCATACCGAGGGCCTCTGCCGCATCCTGTCGTCGTTCCATCATTTGTGCGTGTCTCCTGTGATGTGCGGGATCTGCCACCAGCGCGGCGTGAGCCGGAAGCGGCTGCGGATATAGTTGCGCTCAATCCATGCGCCGAGTGCCCCCGCGGCGACCAGGGCAATCAGAACGAATCCGGTAATCTCCATCGCTGTCATGCGATCCTCCTCCCTCTGTCGACTGGGAAAGGGCCTTGCCTTGCCTCGCCTGGCCGTGGCCAGCCATGCCTAACCACGCCCGACCATGTCGGTGATATCATTGGCCCCTTCTCGGCGCGTTACATACAACTCGACAACCGAGTACCTCAGAATGCGTAGATCCGGACGCGTGAGGTCCTTCCTACCAACGTTGATCGCGTCCAGCGTCCCGTCGTCGAGCCATCGGTAGACCGTGTCCTTGCAGACGTGGAAGAAGTCACCGACCTCCCAGACGAACAGCTTGGGTCGTTGCGGGAGATCTCCGAAGTGCACCGCACGCTCCGTCTCCGACCACTGCGCCACGCAGGGCGGCCATATCTGTAGCTGGTGGGGGCGCAGGCGCACCTCGGAGATGTGCAGCACGCGGTGACGCTCCGGAGGCGACACCTCCGCAACGGGGTCGAAGAAATCGAGTTGGCCCGATCCCTTGCTCATGCGGCGGCCCACTTGATGACGACGAAGCGGCCGAACGGACCCTTCTTCTCCGGCCGGAAGTCCAGCAACCCGACGCGCTGGCCGGCGTCATCCACGATCTGGCGCATCTGCTTTTCGCTCAGCAGCTCGTCGTCGTATTCGATCATGGCCTTGACCTGCCATTCATCCAGGCGCGGACGGTGACGCAGAATGCGCCCGCCGGTTGCCTTGATCACCACCGGGCGCGTGTCGACCGAGAAGTCCTTCGTGCCGAGCATCAGGTACTCGGGCGTAACGTCCACGCACGCGGCCACGGTCTTGGACAGATTCGCGCGGCCCTTCCCTTTCGAGTACGCCGCGCCGTTCACCAGGCACTGCCGGAAGTTCATCCCGGGGATGTACAGCTTGCCGCTGTCCGGATGGCGGTAGGTGGAGTGCTCCGCCTGTTCCTCCGGCGTCATCTTCGCGATCCCCTTGATCTCCGTCATCGGGAAGGAATGCATCAATAGTGGTGACTTACCTTTGATCGTTACTTCGATTCGTTTCATCGCCGTATCTCCTGGTTGTTAATGAATCCATGCCTTGCCTTACTTGGCCTTGCCCTACCCGGCCCGGCCCGGCCCCGCCTCGCCTTGCCATGCCTGGCCCTGTGAAATTGTTCCGCCGTCGCCCTCCTGTGTTGACTGAATCCCGGCCTTGCCATGCCTCGCCTCGCCCTGCCTCGCCCTGCCTCGCCATACCGAGCCTCGTGAAATTGTTCCGTCGTTGCCTCCTGTTGTTAGTAATCCCTGCCATGCCTCGCCCCGGCTTGCCATGCCATGCCTCGCCCCGCCATGCCGGACCAAGCCCGGCCTGGTGAAATTGGTGGGTGTCATGAGTCTCCTCTGTCAGACACGGCGACTGGCGTATCTCCACCAGCCAGGCGAATAACTCCGCTCTCGATTTGCTGCAGTTGATTGAGGAGCGCCATCCTGACGATGGAAGACCTGGACGTCCCGAGACGTCGTGCGGCGACTACGACTCTCTCGCGCAGCTCGGAATCCATGCGCAATGGGATGGGGTGTGTTGTCCGACTCGCTGTCATGTGCTACCGTATACCAAATGCATACGCTAGCGTCAACAGAAAACCTGCCATTTTTTTTGCCATCCGAGGCTTATTGATATACGTTAGCTGTATGGCCCCGACGCGCCCCATCCCGGTACGGTTGACTGATGCCATGTTGGAGCGCCTTGATACGGCCGCCGAGCAGACAGGACTAGGGAACAGGACGGCCGTGATCCGGCTTTGCCTGTTGTTGTTTCTGGATGCTCTCGAGAAGCAAGGCTACCATGTGCCTAGTGACATTCTTGGGTCGCTCCGGGAGCACGACGGTCGCTCGCACAGGTATAAGGACGCGAGGCAGGATGACGTCGCACCAGTAGGGCTGCGCAAAGTCGCGGAGGCGCGAGCGGAGTACAAGGCCGTGAAAAAGCGAGGGAAGAAGGAGGACAAGAGCAGATGAGAACGTGTCTCTATGTGGTCGTACTGTGTAGCATGGCGCTGTCTGCCGTCGCCGGTGAACTCGTGACTGTTGAGTCGAAGGACAAGACATCGCAGAGCATCCCGCTGAAATTCGTCGTGGAGAAGACGAAGATGAGCGGGGAGTACTTCGAGGTGTGGGGGACGGTTCGCAACACGAGCCAGTCGACGTACTTCTACGTGTTCGTAACGATCACCCTTCGGCGTAACGGTGAGTTCATCGGGCGAGCGGAGTTGAATGCGCAACCACAGAAGATCGGACCTGGCCAGGTCGCGCATCTTACCCAGGAGCTGATCGCATGTGAAGACCGTCGCCCCGATACTCTGGAGTTCATGGTGTCCGCGGAGTTGGAATGAAATCTAAACCGGAGGGCGAAAAAGCAATGACAACGAGTGAGACCAACTCCAAGATGACCACGTGTCCGGACTGCAGCCAGTCGATCTCTCGCAAAGCGGATGCCTGTCCGAACTGCGGTCGGCGGATGACGCAATCATCGGCCGGCGTCTTCGGGGCGATCGGCATCGGCCTGGGGATCATTGTGTTGCTATGGCTCTTGGCGGGATCGCTGTGAGCCGTCTGCGCTTGACAACCCGCCGCACTCCCTGCTAGCGTCCGTCGTGGCCCACAGGAGAAACTCCTGTGGGCTTTCTGCTTCGGGCGTTCCGCCCTCAAATTCCCCGCTTTGGTTTCTTCCGCTGGTGTCGCTCGCAATATGACGGGGATCCGCGTCTCGGCGTAGTCTGCCTGCGCAATGACGACGTGGTCTCAATTCAATCCTTGTTCTCGCCGGTTCCGTCGTACCTGTGCGAGGACCCCGGCACGTGCCGTCTTCTCCTGGGCGGTACGTGCCACCTTCTTCGGCGTCCTCATCTTCTCGTGCTGCACCTCCGCATGGGCCTCGGACGGTCCCTCCCCGTCCGGGGCCTCCCCATACGCGCCGCCATGGCTCGGCTCATGGCTCGCCAATCTCGCCTTCATCGTGGGCATCGTCTACGTCAGCGGTCGCCTCATCCAGTGGATGCGCGGCAAGCCCCCTCCCGACCAACGCTTCGCGCTCCGCACACACGAACACTCCGACCAGGTCACCCACGAGCACTTCGCCAATGTCCGCAGGGACTGCAAAGAGCAGCGCGAAGCGGCCCGCAAGCACAACGAGGAAATGAATGTCCGCCTCTTCGACAAGCTCGACGAGTTCAAGAATGGCCTCAGCACCGAGCTGCATGGCATGGAGCGGCGGATTGGCGATCGCATTGACCCCCTGGCTGCCAACATCGCCGCGAACAAGCAAGGGCTCAACCAACACCTCGATGACCACCGTAGCGGGAGGGCTCAGTAATGGCCGTGGACAAGGTACTGGTGCGCAACATTCTCGATTTGCTGGGGGCGCTGGGCGATTGGGGCCGCGAGATTGATGCGCTGGCAACAGAGGTGGGGATACGCATGGATGATCGTCACATGACGGTGCAACGCGCTGAGGCAGCTCTGCAGTTCGCGAAGTCCAAGGGCTGGGTGGCGGCGCGCGACGACGAGTGGGGCACCCCTCGCTGGTACATCACCGACGCGGGCTCCAATCGACAGGCAATGATGTAGCGGATAGCGAGATGGCCAAGATCCATAGCAACAGCACCTACGCGAAGCTCAAGCGGGCGGACATGCTCGATGAGTTCTACGGGTGGTACTACAACCAGCATCCCGGCTATCGCGAAATCGCCGACTGGCTCGAGGAGCGCGGCATGCCGCACAGTGACGGGGCCATCTTCACGCTGTTGCGCGTTCACTCCATCTATTGGAAGGTGGAAGCGGCCGAGCGTCGCGCTGCGGCAACCGATGCCGCGCTCCCCGAGCAGACCGACGAGATGATCCGCCGCCAGCTCAAACAGAAAGAGTTCGACCTGGCGTTCGCCGACCTCAGCACCCAGGAAGCCCTCTCGGTTCTCCGGTATGACCTCGACAAGAAGTCCGCGGCATTCGCGGGCGAGCTGGAGAAGGCGAAGTTTGAGCTCAAGAAGGAGGCCGAAGCCCGCGCCCGCGAGGCGCTCCGCCTCCAGCGCGAGAAGTTCCAGCGCGAGACCTGCGAGCTGTTTGTCAAATGGGCACAAGACAAGCGGGCGAAACAGATCGCCAACTCCAAGGGCATCGGCAGCCAGGAGAAGGTGGAGAAGCTCGGCAAGCTCATTTTCAAGGAGGACTGGTGATGGCATCCATCCTCAGCATACGGGCAGGCCAGCGGCGGTTCATGCACCTGGTGGACCAGTGGCGCCTGGTCGCGTTCCTCGCCCGCCGGCAATACGGCAAGACCACGACCTTCGCCAAGATCGCCCTGCGCAAAATGATGAAGACTCGCGACCACACGGTCATCTTCGGCAGCGCCAAGATCAGCCTCTCCCGCGAGATCGTGCGCAAGGAGGCCAACATCCTGCAGAGCGCCATCAGCGAGGCCGTGGCCCAGGCGGCGGACGGGGCCTTGCGGGTCATCGACTCGGACACGCACAAAGAACCTGACGTGCTGACCCCGGACGATTTCGCCGAACTCTTCGAGGCGCAGCGCCTGGAGTTTCGGTTCTACCACACGTCGGCCTCGTACAGCCGCACCAAGGTCGTGGCCTTGCGCGCGGACACCGTCGGCGAGACCGGGGATCTGATGTGCGACGAGATCGGCCGCGTCCAGAACTGGCGCGAGACATGGGAGGCCGTCTCCCCGATCATCGCCGCCAATCCGGACTTCCGCTGCACGCTCTCGACCACCGTGCCGCCGGACGACTCTCACTACTCGTTTGACATGCTCGTGCCGCCCGTCGGCATGGAGTTCAAGCCCAACCCCGAGGGCAACGTCTACGAGAGCGACATGGGCATCATGGTGCTGCGCGTCGATGCCGACGACGCCTACGCCGACGGGATTCCCCTCTACAACATGAAGACCGGCGAGCCGGAGACCCCCGCCCAGAACCGCGCGGCGGAAAGCGACAAAAACTCCTGGGACCGCAACTACGGCCTCAAGTTCCTGGTCGGCGGCGCGTCGGCCTGCGGGCTGATCCAGCTCACCACGGCCCAGGAGCGCGGCATCGGCCAGTGCGCGTGCATTGACATCCAGAGCGACGCGGACATGGACCGTGCCGTGGCATTCCTGCTCGAGCATCTCGGCCCCGGCCCCGTCGGGCTCGGCCACGATCTGGCCACCACGGAGAAAGCCACCAGCAACCCCACCGCCCTGGCCGTCACCGAGCAGGTGGGCATCGACCTGGTCACCCGCCTGGTCCTCACCTGGAAGACGCGCGATCCGGACATCGCCGAGGAAAGGGTCAAACGCATCGTCCAGGCCATCCCCCACCGCGTCAGCGGCGGCAAGGGCCGGAAGCTCTGCGTCGACGCCACCAACGAGCGCTACTTCGCCTCCACCCTCCAGCGCAAGCTCCGCGCCGAGATCCCCGTGGAGCTGGTCATCGGGTCGGAGGGCATCGACCGCCCCGGCTTCGAGCCGATGAACATGAAGCAGTACACCGGTAGCCTCCTGGTGGGAGAGCTCAACGACAACCACTGCACGCTGCCCCCCGAGCGCTACCTCAAAGAGGATTTCCGTCTCGTCAAGACCGAGCGCGGCGCGTTCGTCTGCACGCCCGACGCCCAGGGCCGTCACGGCGACACGTTCGACGCCACAAAACTCTCCTACTACGCCCTCAAAGGCTCCTCCGGCCCGTTCGCCTACGAGGTCGTAGACCAGGCACAGACCGAGGAATTCGCCGAAGAAGCCGAGCCCGTGGGAGTACTCCTCTAATGGCTCTGTTCAGCAAACGCATGAAGACTGAGCCCGCGGCCGACGCGGGCCGCGTGGAGCAGGATCAAACCACGTTCGCGCTGATCCGCAACGTCACCCCCACGCTCCTCGACGGCTGGCTCACCGAGTTCGGCCGCGGCTACCTGCGCTCCCTCGCGCTGTTCGGCTCGGACATCCTCGCCCGCGACGACAAGCTCGCCAGTGTCGACACCAAACGCCGCAGCGCCACCGCCCGCCTGGGCTGGGACGTCACGCTGTTCGACGACTCTCCGGAGGCACAGGCCCAGAAAGATGCCCTCGAGTACTTCCTCGGCTCCCTCACCGCCACCAGTGCGATCGACGAAGACGAGGAAGGCGGCGTCGCGCTCCTCATCCGCCAGATGCTCCACTGCGTGGCCTACGGCTGGAGCGTCCACGACGTCGTCTGGGTGCCGGGTCCGCACGGCCTCTCGGCCCGGTTTCGCCACGTGCCGCTGTGGTTCTTCGAGCACCGCACCACCCGCCTGCGCTATCTCGAGCAGAGCCTGTCCTCCACCGGCGTGGATCTCAAACCCGGCGAGTGGGTGGTCACCCGCGGCCCCGGGCTCGTCATCCCCGCCGCCATCCTGTGGCTCTACAAACACAACCCGCTGCGCGACTGGCTCATCTACTCCCGCCGCTACGTGGTGCCCGGTCTGATCGGCACCACCGACGCCCAGCCGGGCAGCACCGAGTGGAGCAATTTCAAGACGGCGCTCGCCAAGTTCAACCAGGCGTGGTCGATCATCAAAAACACCGGCGCCACCATCGACAAGATTGACATGTCCGCCGGCGGCGAGCTGCCTTGGCCCAAACTCGTCGAGCGGTGCGATCGCGCCATGGCCATCCTCTGGCGCGGCCAGGACCTCAGCACGATGAGCAGCGTGTCGGGGGAGGGCACCGGCGCCAGCGTCCAGGACGACGAGGCCGACATCATCCTCGACGACGACATCGAACTCATCGAGGACACCTTCGCCCGCAAGATCGTCCCGTTTGTGATCCGCTACACCCGCGGGCACGACGACGTGCGTGTCGCGTTCAACCTCCAGCACCCCAACCGCGACAACGTCAAGCTCGAACTCGAGGTCGACAAGGCGCTCATCGGCTGGGGCATCCCCAGAGGCCGGGTGGATCTCGCCGAGCGGTACGGCCGCACGCTGCCCGACGCAGGCGAGGAGCTCGCCACCCCCACCACCGACGCCACGCCGCCGGCCCCGCTGCTCAACACCAAACCCCGGGATCCGGATCCCGACGCCGTCCACGAGGCCCTGCAGTCCTCCGCCCGCCGCGCCCTGGGCGAGGCGCTCGCCGCGGATCTCGCCCCCTACACCGAGCGGCTGGCCAACGCGCTCACCCTGGACGACGACGCCATGCTCACCGAGCTGGTCGCGCTCTACAACGACGCCCCCCTGCTCCTCGAGGCCATCGCCGCCGATCCCGCCGCCGAGCCGGTCATCGCCGAGACCATCACCGCCGCCCTGGTCAACGGCGTGGCCGAAACCGTGGCCGAACACGAGGGGGCCGTATGATCCTCTTCGACCCCGAACAGCGCTTCACGGGCCTTCCGGTGCTCACCGAACACATCGACGGCCGCACCTGGCGCCTGGTGCGCGAGGTGACGTACCGCACGGAGGCCGGAGCGGTGTGCACCGTTCGCATCGAGTTCGTGTTCGACTTTGCCTCCGTGCCCCGGATCTTCTGGCGCCTGATCCCGCCCACCGGCCTCAAGGGTCAGCCCTACGGCATCGCCGCTCTGATCCACGACTGGCTCTACCGGCACAAGGCCATCGGCGGCCTCCCGATCACCCGCGCCATGGCCGACGCCATCTTCCTCGAGATCATGCTTTATCTGGGTGTGCACCGCTGGCTCGCCCGCACCATGTACCGGGCCGTCCGGCTCGGCGGATGGCTCCCTTGGCGCCGAGGCCCTGAGAGCCCCGAGAAAGCATCGGAGCCCCGACCTATCCCTCTACCGCGCTCGAGGGGGGATCGCCCAATGCCGCACCAATGCCGCGCCAAATTCGGCGTGTTCTGCGCCGCGCCCCGAAAAACACTGCACCCGGTTGCTCTGGAGGCCTGAATGGACACCAAAACCCGCATTTTGATCGTCGACGGCCGACGGAGCGCCGCGCCCCTGGTCGAGCTGCTCAACACCGCCCCCGTTCCGGAGGCCGACGCGCACGAACTCATGCCGATGGTCAACGCCCTGCCGGAGGGCACCGACGCTCCCGCCCGCTTGATCGTCCCCTTTGGCGACGTGCCCTACAACCGCGACGGCATCAAGGGCATCCAGCGGCTCGACCGCCGCGTGGCCGACCGCATGGTGGAGCTCTGGAACAGTCTCCAGGCCCGGGCGCTGCGCTTCAGTCGCGGCGCGCCCATCTACGAGGGCGGCCATCCGGACTACCGCCCGCAACCCGGCGCCACGGAGCCGCCCGGCTGCGGCCGGATCCGCTCCCTCGAGGCGGGCGATGAGGCCCTCTCCCTGGTCGCCGACTGGGGCGCCACCGGTCTCCAGGCGCTGGCCAACAAGGCGTGGGCTTTTTTCTCGCCCTATTTTCTCGGCGTCAAAGTCGGCGAGGAAGGCGGCCAGGCCGTCTACGAGCCGATGTATCTCAAATCGGTGGGACTCACGAACAGCCCGAACTGGGATGTCGTGCCCATCATCAACTCAGACGGCGTCGCCGCCGTCGCAACCCCGAAGGGAGGCAGCATGGACCTGCTGCAACGCCTCCTCGCGCTGATCGGGCGCGACGAGGTCAAGACCGACGACGACGTCGTGAGCTCCGTGCAAAAGCTCATCGAGGCCGTCAAGAAAATCCGCGAGGCGAGTGACGCCGAGTGGGCCGGCGAAGCCGCCGCCCGCGAAGCCCTTGCCAACACAGCGGATGACGAAACCTTCGCCACGGATCTGCTCCGTGTCGTCGGTGAGTCGTTCGCCGAGCTGACCAACTCGGTCGGCACTCACTCCACGCGCGCCGGCGAGCTGGAGACCCAGCTCACAACGATCACCGCCGATCGCGACGCGCATCGCCTGGCCCGTGCCGAAGCCCTGGTCAACACCGCGATCGAAGGCGGCCGTGTTGTCGTCGGCCAGAAGGACACCTGGCTCGAGAGCCTGGTCAACGCCGCGGACTTCGCCGCCGAAGCCGCCAAGCTGGCCGGTCTGCAGGCCGTCGTGCCCGCTGCGGGGGATCCGCCCGCCGGGGATCTCGACGGCCGCGAGAGCGAGGTCCGGGCCAACAGCCGGAAATTCATCGGCCTGGTCAACGCCCACATGGAGGAGACAGGCCAGGCCTACGAGGACGCGTTTTCGGCCATGAAGGACGCGCACCCCGAGCTGCTGGGCGTCGAAAGCAAGAAGGAGGGCGGCGAGTAGCCAACACCAACACGAGACCACGTCCGCGCGCGGAACACCCGCAACCGACCGAAAACCCTCACGCAAGGAGGAAGAAAAGAAGATGACCACCTTTGGCCACAAAACCCACGAACTCGGGCGCCTCACGCTGCTGTGTGACGCCGCCATCACGCTCGAATTTGCCCTGGTCAAATTCGGGTCCGACGTCGACCACGTCGCCGTCACCGCCGACACCACCGACAAACCCCTGGGCATCGCCTACAGCAAGACCGACGAGGCCGAACAGGAGGTGACCGTCCAGCTCCTGGGCAAGGGCGCCGACACCAAGGGCGCCGTCGCCTCCGGCGCCATCACGTATGACGACCGCCTCATCGCCGCCGCCGCCGACGGCTACGTCGCGACCCTGCCCGGCGATGCCGGCACCTACTGGGTAATCGGCCGCGCCCTCGAGACGGTCGCCGACGGCGCTGCCATCGAGTTCGACGATTGCCAGCCCTATCCGGTGGTCGTCGGCTAGAGATACCTCGCGGACCCGGAAAGTCCGCGCAACCAGGGGCAGAGAGACCACGTCAACGCAGCAACCCACAACAGAGAGGATAGACCGATGATTGAACTACTCAACAGATACGACAACGAGGTGGCGCCCGTCCACCAGCTCGTATGCCTGGCCAACGCGGCCAGCTTCGACAACACGTTCATGAGCGTCCCGCTCACCACGTTCGCCGAGGGCTGGCGGGATCCCGCCAACCTCGAAGAGGAACTCGAGTTCGTGGCCCCGATCGTCGAGGTGCCGCGCAAGTTCCAGTGGCGGAAGTGGGACGAAAAGGACGACTTCTTCATCGACAGCGATGACGCTCGCGCCCCCGGCGGCGACTTCAAGAAGGTCGCGTTTTCCGGCTCGCTGGTGGAGAGCCGCACCATCAACCGTGGTCTCACGGTCTTTATCGACGCCGACGAGGTCGACGACCTCGAGCGCGCCAAGCAGCGCTACACCGCGTATCTGCTTCGCCGTGGCGTCCGTTCGGATCTCTACACCGCGGGCGGCCTGCTCGTGGCCGGCGCCACGAACAGTCCCAAGACGTGGAACACGAGCGCGGATCCGGACACGGAACTGTTGGATCTGTGCGAGGCGTGCGCCGATGCCTCCGGCGTCTACCCGCCCAGGATCTACATGGGCTCCGCCGCCTGGATACTGCGCGTCAAGGCCTACCGGGGCCAGGACGTAGCCGGCCAGGGCCTCAGCGCGAGCTGGACGCCCGAACAGGTCGCCCAGTGGCTCGCCATCGAGCGGCTGTTCGTCAGCAAGTCGCGCTACCAGTCGAGCGCAAGCGCCAAGACCAAGGTCACCGGCAGCTACGCGGTGGCCTTCACGGCCGAGGCTGGCCAGATCAGCGATGATCCCAGCAACATCAAGCGTTTCGTAACCCGTTGCGGGGACGGCACCCTGCGCCGCGTCTACGAGCGCCAGGTCAGCGAGAAGCTGGTCGCCATCTCCGTCGAGCGCTACGTCAGGACCGTCGTCACGAGCACGTCCGGCCTGCGCAAGTACACCGTCTCGTAATCGGAATTCTCGCCCTCCCTCTCCCCTCGAGGGAGAGGGCCGGGGTGAGGGTCAACAACAACACCAACCGAAGGGGAAACGAAATGAAGTGGACAGGGAAAAACATATTGACTGCGGGCCTGATCTTCTGCGCGACCGTCGTCATGGTGAGCATGGTGCTGCCGCCGTCGGAGGCGCTGGCCACCGACCCCGGCGTCTCGTGGCTGGACACCATCCGCGGCATCGTCTCGACCAACACCGGCGTATCGAGCACCGAGTTCGAGTACCTGGACGGCGTATCGAGCTCGATCCAGACGCAGCTCAACGCCAGGCAGGCCATCGTCTCGGCCGTCAGCACCACTGAGCTCAGCTATGTCGACGGCGTCACCAGCTCCATCCAGGATCAGATCGACGCCAAGGACGGGCCGTCCGCGTATACCTGCAACGGTGGCTTTCTGGTCGGTACCGGAACCGGCACCAACCAGGAGGAGTTCCTCGAGAGCGGCACCTGCACTAACGCGGAAGCGGTCACCTACGCGGTCGTGTTGACCTCCATCACGGGCGTGCAGTTGACCTATGCGGAGAGCCCGGGCAACTCGACGAGCGTCAACGTCAGCCTCTACCCGTCGAGCGTGTGTACAACGGGTTTCACGTGCAACGGCGTAGCGGCCAAGGAGGTCTACTACACCGTCCACGGAGTCAAATAGCCAACCCGGTCGGCCGGGGTTCGCCCCCCGGCCGGCCACTGTAGCCGCGGGCGTTGACCGCGGAATGGAGACACAGACCATGACAAAGCGATTTCTTCTCCTGGCCGCCGCCGTCGCGCTCTGCTGCTGCGCCGCCGTCCACGCTGACCCCGTCACGCCGGCGAACCTCGTCGTCACCAATTTCACCGACGTGTCCTCCATCGAGTTCGCTTCATCCGCCACGTTCTACCAGGGCGACACCCTCTCGCTCTCCAACTCCGTGATATACGCCGGCGCGACCACCAACTCCGACGTCCAGAACCTCGAGGGCTGCACCATCACGGTCCTTGCCGGCAGCGACACCGACACCAGCCTGGTCACGACTGTGTCCGGATCCGCCGTCAGCACCAACCTTGGCACATACACCGCCTCGTTCACGATCCCCGCGTGCGACCCCGTCTATATCGAGGCCGCCGTCTCCAACGGCAGCATACGCACCTACGAGCAGCTCAAGATCCACACCCGCAAACACCTGGGAGAATAGCCAATGGCCTGGCGCGCCATACTCGAAGCGGATGTCCTCACGCAGATCTCCAGCGATGAGCTGGAGGCCCTGCGCGCCGCCGCCCTGGGCGACGGGCAGGCGGATCCCCTGCAGCCCTCCATCAACCAGGTCACCTCCGAGGTCCGCGGCTATGTCGCCGCCTGTGCGCGCAACGAACTCCACGACACCGCGAGCTACGTCCCCCCGTCCCTCATCCGCGCCGCCTGCGTCATGGTCGTGGTCGAGATCATCGGCCGCGTCCCCGGCATTGACGTCGATGAAGGCCGCCAGAAACGCTACGACCAGGCCGTCTCCCTCATGCGCGACGTGGCTGCCTGCCGCTACGCCATTGAGGATCCCGATAGCGGAGCCGCCGGCGCCGGCGCCTCCGTGGAGATGACCGACGACGATTTCGACGACCCCGAATACACACGCGCCTCACTGAAAGGACTCTAACCATGATCGCCGAGAAAACGCCCAAACAACTGAAGCTCGACGGCCGCGCCATCCAGCATGCCGCGGAGAAACACGGGTTCGGCAAAGTCACACACGTGGCCTCCGCCATCGCTGGCGGCATTGATTTCACCCTCTCAGCTTTCGCCGGCGACGGCGACAACGAGCCGAAGGCGGCCGACGTCCTGGGAGCCGCCGTTCAGATGGCGAAGGATATGGGTCTGCCGTCTCACGCCATGCGCGCGTTCGAGACCACGGACGGCATCGCCGTCGTGATCAGCGTCATCCCCCCCCGCGCCAAAGGCAAACCGGCGGCCGTGATCGTTGTCCTACAGAGCATCGAGCCCCGCGAGGTTGCTAAGGAAACACCTAAACCCTGATGTCCACCGCCTCACAACTCGAGACGCTCCAGACCTCGGCGGTAAGCCTCATCGGCAACATCGACGTGCTCGCCGATGTCCCCTGCCTCTACGAGCGGATGAAGAACGTCTCCCGCGAGATCACCAAGGCCATCAACACCCTCAAAGGCATCGCCATGGTGGTGCTCACGCCCGTCGGCCGGAACACGACCCCCGGCGCCCCCGTGGTCAACCTGGACGTCAAGCTCGTCGTCGAGATCGCCGAGCTGGTGATCATCAACAACGGCGCCAACGGCACCGGGATTGCCGCCTCGTACTGCGGCGAGCAGGTCTGCGCCCACCTGCAGCACAAGCCCTGGAAGGAAGGCAAGACCCTCGTCTGCGAGGAACTCAGACTGCGCCCGCACAAGACCTATGTGGTCTACCGCGCCGTCTTCGGAACCGGCGTACAGCTCGAAGCACTCACGGAATAGCACAGACAACGCGAGGAGAGACACCATGGGAATCACCAGACAGTCCATCATCGACGGGCCGGGCACCGCCACGTTCGGCGCCCTCAAACTCCACGCCGAAGACGAGATCGACGCCGTCGTCAACCTCGACACCTGGCGCCCCTCGATCGCCACGCACGGCGAAGGCGCCCCGCGGCTCAAAGACGCCACCGGCGAGATCAAGATCAAGCCCACCGGCCGGATCACCGCGGCCCTGATCGCCGCGCTCTATCCCACGGCGCTGCGCTCGCCCATCATCAACACCTCCATGCACGGCACGAGCGACACCGCCACCATCATCCACTCCACCGCCGGCAAGAAGGTCACCTTCATCTCGACAGCCCTGGCCGGGCTCCCCGAATTGACTCTCTCCCCGGCCGGCACCGCCATCGGCGAGGTCACCTTGAGCGCCCTCATCGGCAACGGACTCGACCGCACCTCCGTCGGCAGCTTCTACACCAAGGCGGATGAGGCCTGGTCGGAGGTGTTCCCCGAAAGCGAGATCATCTCCGTGCCCTATTCAGGCGTGTGGAACGGCACCACGTTCTACTCAAGCGAGGGCTGGAAGGTCACCTTTGATCTCACCCTTGAGCCCGTCTACATCGA